GCTTACAAAATGTCTTGTATTGCCCGTCGTATTGCTCACGCATTGTGTTGTTATTTACTTTTGTCATTTTCTTTCTCCTTTAATACCCAAAACCATTACCCTTAGGATAAGCTTGATTAAATTTCTCCATAGACTCGAAGTATTCAATCAAGGCAACATTAGACATAGGAATATATACAATGCTGCGACCTTGGTCACGTAATTCAATCTTAAGTATGCTACATCCTTCGTCTAAGAAGCAATAATCCTTAACTCCTTGCCAAAGATGCACTGCAATTCCTTTAGCATTCCGAGCCTGCTTGTCGTTTATGTATTTCACATACAAAACACCATTAGTCATGTAAGTCTCCTTCATCAATATTGTCAAGGTAATCAATAGCCTTTTCGATAATACCCTTCACAAAATCAATTGTGTTGTGTTCATCAGTGTCGTTCGCATGATTACAATCGAAACCAAGAATAGAATATTTCATTCGGTGTTCCTCATAAGTGATTCCACCATGGAAGATTTCATCAATTCTATCCTTAACTTTCTTAATATCAATTGTAGCCGGCACGTGGATATATCCACAATACCACCAGCTACGAAGAGACATGTCTTTGTACTCTTTATTAAAATCTTCTATAAGTTCACGAGGATATTCAATCTTTTTAATTGATCCTTCGTATCCTTTGTACTCCATATCTAAAACATCAACAATACTCATTTTATTGCACCCTTCTACTTTTCCCAGTGAGCGGAGTAGGTTTGATGATTTCATCAATAGCTAAAACATCCGCTTTCAAAATTTCAACTTCGATATAGTCTCGGCCAGAGCGATATTCTATCTCACAGAAATCAACCCCCGGCCACCATTTGATATATACGACATCTTCAAATCGTATGGTCCTAATATCCCCAGCATTATTGACGTATTTAACATCAATAGTGATTGGGTCAGAAAGATGCACTCTGAAGCTATCATTTTTCAATTTCTTTAATAACAAAGAGTTTTTGTCAGGTGTCTCTCCGTGATTAACTCCTTTGAATATTCCCATACCAAACGAATTAATTCGCTCTGCCATTACTTTACCTCATTTCATTACTCCATTTCTTCAATAACTTTCCATTTCACAAGTTTAGATAATCCGATACCCCAATGAGAGGCATGCCCGTCTTTCAAAAGATATTCGAATTGCAACATATCAAGTCCAGCTTCTTGAATATAAGACGCATTAGTTACGTTTGTAACCAAGATTCTATCTGGTTTGTTGTCCTTATCACGATACTCGACCTCAATCTTATATTTCTTACCAACACCCCATTCAGGAACGATATCACCTGGATTAGCCCATGTTGGTTTAGGATAAATACCATATCGTCCATTGAATTCTTCTTGAGAACGAAACAGATTTAATTCCTTAACTCGTTTCAAATCGATGTTTGTAACCATATATAGGGTCTTACCTTCTTCATTTTTGTTAGGTACCCAATGTCCGATAGTCAAAAACAATCCATCTTTATTTTCACACGTATCTACATTAAAGAACATCTGACTGATTTTATCGTCATAATACGATACCTCAACGAGAATTTCTGATTTTTCATGTTTTACAGTATCAACCATTGTTAACCTCCTCAATTAAGTCAGATTGAGGTTCCCAATATGGTTCACCAGCAATAAAACGACGAGTTTGTTCATCAGTTAGTTTGTGCACTTTCTGAATATCTGAAATGAATTCATTGTAGTAATCGAAATTATCAATTACTTTACCTTCACGACGAACTGTGTCAAATGCTGTCCAATTGATTTCCTCAGGATAAATAGGAGGAGTCAAGCGACGTAAATGGATAAGTGGGAATTTGATTGTGTGGTTTTCAACTTTTAGTTGTAGAGAAATAGAATTACTCCAACCAAAGAATTCGTCAAGAGGTTCTACCTCAAGACCAGCAGTTCTTCGTAAGTCTGCCACGGTTACAGTTCCGCCATTAGAAAGATGACGTAAAATGCTATCCAGCCAAACTAACATTTGGTCTTCCGGTTCGCATGACATAAGCTCATATAATTCATTAAAAGCTTCTGTTTGCTTTTCAAAGTCAGCTGGTTTAATAACCGGGATTCGTGTGATGTCTAGTGAATATCTCATTTGTAATCTTCTCCATTCAATTTTGTTTCGTATTGTACAATCCATTTAGGCTTTTGTAGAATATCATAGTTAAAGTAATTCTCCTCTTTAATAGTAGACAAGAGGAAGAAGTTGTGAATATGCAGTTCTGTACCTTCCGGCTTATGTGCGGTAAATGGAATGCTACCGAATAAGCAGTCTAAGAAATCATTCTCAGGGTATGTTGATACACGTGCTTTGATATTCGGATGACCAGTATATCCGTCATCATCGCGTTTAAACCTAAACATTTTCATACGACCCTCAGTAATTGAGTTAGCCATATATTTGTCGAAGTTTAAATCCTTCCTAAGCATATCCAAACAAAACAGTTGTTGTTCTTTAATACTCTGAAAAATAAGCATGCGTAGGTCTGTAGGCTTTTCAGAAATAAGAATGAATGGATAATACCCTCCATTCTTAGTATCCTGCATAAGATTATATCGTGTTCCCACAAAAATGTTCAATTTAGGGGCCTGAATATTATGTTTAAGCATTATGCCGTTGTAAATATCTGCCCATCTACAATATACAGGTGTGAATGACTCAGTCTTTGCGAAGTTTTCGAGGTGGGTTTTAATCCCACTCTCCTTAACATCATATTCTGAGCCTTCCCGACCGCTAAAGAATGATAAAATTCCCTTTATCATTACCTTTTACCTCACTTTCTTTGACGTATAAACCGTCATTGATTACTCCTTCAGTGTACTCTTGAACACCAAAAGTATATACCCTCTGGGATTTTTCTGACAATGGAGCCATTGAAAACATAGGGTATACCGAGCAATACATATTCACAAGCTTAACTAGTTCCTTAGTATTACCATTCAATGAGAAATGCAACATACGGTTATACATTTCCGCATTATTACTTTCACCCGTAGTGTTCCTAAGAATACATATGCAAGGCAAATCCCAACCTTTTTTGTAAAGGATTAGGAAGTTGTTACCTGCAGAGATATCCAATAGATGTCGAATTTTACCAGTACGATTGAATAATACGTTGTAATCGCCAACAACATATTTCGCAGTCTTATCCATATGGTATTGGATAACTTTCCATGAATTACCATCAGTAAATTTCTGGAAGTCAAATAACTTCTTATCGAAGTAGGGCATTTCTTTATACCATACTTTCCAATTATAATCCTTCCAATCTGAAAGAATAACACGCGCACCCTCGACATATTCTTCTAAGCGATTTTTAATATGTCCACTCACTAGTCCTGTCTTAAGCAGGAACAAACTCACTAATTGTTTTAACATTTTATTCTCCTAGCCATTTTTCTTCTTTTGATGGATATTGAATACGAAATTCTGGAATGAACCTGTCATCCAAAATATCTGTAATTAAATGGTTGTGCTCATGCCACAAACTTTGAGAAGCTTTATACTTCTCTTCAGAAATATGGAACAATCCATAAGTACCATCAGTATTTGCTTTACCAAGTCTATGACGTTCTACGAATGAAAGGATTGTGTCATTGATTACCGGATCTAAGTCAGATTCTAAGTCAAGGCCTAAAGTCTCAACCATCATATCTGCGAACTGTTCGGTAGTTCCCGCTTTACCAGTAGCAAAGTCAAGTTGCTTAGCATAGTAAATAATCATTTCACCAATAGATGCCCAATCAGAATAGATAGTACCAGCGCCGAAGTATTCTACACGGTCACGGATAATATCTTCTCGTGCGTTCTTATCACCGATGTTTTCTTTAAGAGGAATATATTCCCATGAGAATAATACAGCAAGATTGTCACGAAGCTGTTCATCTTGGATATCATAGCGTTCCATCACAAGTGCACGCCAGTAGTCATAGATTTCTTGTGTATTATCGCCATAGATACGACGGTCGTGTTCCATATCGTTTGCAATTAATGTTTTAATTTGTGCAGTCATTTCACGTGTCATACTAATAATATCACCAGCAGTGTATACATTGTCACGGTGATTTAGTAATCGGCTCCCTTCCTTATACTTTTGAATATATTCGAAGACGTTTCCGTCCATATCTTGTTCTTGGATTAATTCTTCAGTCAGTGGATTGAAGTCTGCTCCAAAGCGTTTTTCATAAGGTGATAGTTCACGACGAATATCGTCATCAGGTGTACGATACCAATCAAGACCATCATTAGGAAGGCCATCGATTTCACGAATATGTTGCTCGAATTCTTCTTCTCGTTCCACCTGCGCAGCTAATTTTTCTTCCATTTTCTTAGCTTCTGCCTGTTCAACAAGTTCATCGTATGTTAGACCCTCAGCTTCGAGTTCATCTTCTTCTTTCCACCATTTGTAAATACGGTAGGCGCCATATCCGACGCCTGCTGCACCTACAATACCCAATAATACTTTAACAGGTGTATTCATGTTAGTTCAATTCCTTTCGTGTTTTCTTTGGAATAAAGTCATGGAAATTTGTTGTCGCATATAAGTTGCGAGGTAGTTTCCAACGTACATAGAATTGGATTTCAGTTTCTTGTTTGTCATCGTTCCATACTTCATGAGCATCCCATTCTAGATAGAACCCATCAGTATCTGTCCAACCAAATGGTAGAGCTGCTTTAGGAACTTCAAATCCAAGAATATCCAATACTTCTGCGAATGTTAACATACCTTTACGCATCATCTTTTCAGTTAATACGTTATCTGCTTCTTTAATAACCCCTTCATTATATTCTGGGCTATCAGAAGCGTATTTATGAGATTTCTTGAACCACATTCCATAGAAATCACCTTCGTTTGGTACAATTGACTCAACTTCAATTTCTTCACCATCAACTTCTACAGTTTTAGTTTCAAGCGGTGTGTCAATTTTCTTGAATGTTTCTTCGTCAAGAACTGTTTTAGCACGTAGACGGTAACGAGCGTGTTCTTCTGTAACCATAGCAAGCGCTGCAGATACGGCTTTAAGACGATTTGTTTGGATTGCGAAACCTAATACGATAGCAGCTGTTGATGCAGTTGCTACTGCTACAGGTACAGCTACGTCCTTTGCAATATCCGCTACAACTTCCATACGAGAATATTGGTCACCTTGGGCGTCCATTTGTTCATATTTAGCTTTAGTTGCTTCAAGTTTCTTACCAGATTTGATACCTTCATAAACAGAATATCCGTATCCGACAAGACCAGCACCTAACAAGATATATGGTGCGTATTTCTTACCAAGAATTTTGGTTGTTACCCATGTAGTTTTAGCTGTTGATTTAATTGCATTTACGTTAAATTTCATTTTTATTACCCCTTTTTATAAATGTTCTGCCAAAATTGTATATGCCATAGCTGACTCACTTGTGAAATGCGAATGCGCAGCCACTTTACGATCTTTATTAATATGGTCAACATGGTCAAATTCAATAGACCATTTGTTTCCATCTCTAGAAATTTCAATGTTTTCGACCTCCGCAAATAACATTGGTCGTACTCCTGCAATTTTAGGATAAATTCTAATTCTCACCTTCGAGCTCCTTTTTAATTTGTAAATATAACTCATCAATCTTTTTGTTGATGAAGTCTTCTTTAGATTTGTTTTGTTGTAGTACATCTGGTGTTATCCAGAAATATCCGATGCGATACGTGGATCTATCAAAGTCATACCATTTACCTTGATACTTAATCAAATATAAGTTGTTGATAATCTCGTAATGTTCGATATTATACCATGTATCAATATGTATCCCATTGTGCAATATAACACAGGCCATGGATAATTGATAATCTTTCATGCATATATCATTTTCCTTTCGCCCATAAGTAGGCAAGAATAACCCAACCGATTGGTGGTGTGCACAACAAGAATAAAGTTCCTAGTAGTTTTTTCATTTTACTTTCCTCCAATAAATGATTTTAAGTTTTTATTAAACTTTTGTTTTCTTTCACGAACCAAACGAATACGTTTTTGAGTTGGTGTCTCAGGTTCATACTCGTCTTTTTCCATTAGAGCAATATAATACTTATTGTCTAATTTGTTACGATTACTAAAATCCTCAGGTAGCATTTATTCCCCCTCAAGTCGTTTAAGTTTATCGTTAAACCATTCAGGGCATTTATCATTCATAAACATGTTATCTTCAGATTTCAATAATCGACGGACATCGTCTACTTTTAGGTCTTTTAGCTTAATATATTGTATAAAAGTATTTAGTACATTGTTTAGATCTTCCTCTGAAACTCGTCCTTTATCTATTATTGTATTAAAATAAATTTCATTAGATATTAAGACTAAATTTTCTATATTCATTTGATCAAAATTGCTTAACATATTACACCTCCACAGGTTGAGGGAATTGGATTTTAAATCCTCCACCTCGAGCAGCAACAATACGAGCTCCTTGTAAGCCCTGTCCGTTTCCAGAAATAGACCATCCAAATGATTGGTCTGTAAATTTAGACGGTTGATCAGATAACTCATAGAAATCTCCAACAGTCACAACGCCGTATGCATCTAAATTAGCAAGCATGATGTTAAATACTTCTTGCGCATCTTGTCTAGTATCGAAAATGATTTCTTCGACATAGTTAGATGCTTTGCGATTGCGTTTTGCATAACTTTGTGTATAGTCATTGCGATTTGCATCTCGCCAAGAGTCAATACGAGTAACATTATTTGTACCACGTCCCCAATAAGATGGAGGAGTACGTCGTGCATGAATATAGTCTTGCCCAAAAATGGCACGTTGAATAGCTGTAGTAGCCATATCGGCCAATCCATTTTGGATACTTGGTACAACTACTTCATAGAACATGTGACCCGACCAGCCACGAAATCCTTCTTCACCGAAGAATACATTTCCAAGCCATTTTCCAACCCCGGATTTTTTCACCCTACCCTTTGCAACGGGTTGAATGTGTTTATCCATCATCTCATTTGCCTCATCTAAAGGCTTCACCTTAGTTTTAACTTTGTTATATTCTGTTTTCGTCATCCTATGACCTAATCCCTTCTACTTTAGCCATCCATTTAGCGTCCGCTGGAGCCATATATTTCTGTACACCAGAAATTGCCATAAAGCGTTCGCCTTCGAATGCCATTCTGTCATTATACACATTTAACTCCGTCGCAAAATCCGCGAGCAATATATCTCGAGGACCATCCAATGGAATATAGAATGTTACAGTATGATTGCGGTTTTCAACTTTAACCGCTCCATAGTCCTCTAAAATAACCATAATTATTCATCGCTAGTTTTGTTTTCGCCTGTTGTATATCCCCAGACATAATGAGTCAACCCAACAATACCCCCAGTAATAAATCCTGCAATTCGTGGATCAAACCCAAAGTAATATACTATAGCAGTATACGCCAATGAGTATAATAATCCTCCTGATAACAACATAATCAAAAAACCAAATAAAGTTTTCACTAGCTTCTCCTTTCTGAATTTTAAAAAAAAAGAATACCGAGAGTAATTCTCAGTATTCCTTATGAAACTTATTCTTCAGTGTTATCACTGTCGTCAGATCCAAGATCAAAATCATCTTCTTCAGTTGCTTCGTCACCGTCATTTTGTGATGCGTTCATAAGCGCCTTAGCTGCTAATCCTAGTGCAGTAAGTCCAAGTGCTGCAAATCCGGCTTTCTTCAACCATGGGCGGTTCTTAACAATCCATTGTTTAACCTTCCCTTTTGGTTCTTCGACTTCAACCGTAATTGTGTCTTGAACGTCCTCCACTGTTTCTTCAACAGTTTCAGTTACTTCTTCCGCAACCTTACCGGCAGCGTTTACAACTTCCTCGATATTATTTGAAACATTTTTCTTTGACATAATGATGTCCTCCTTTTATTTTTATCGTTTCATTATAGGCTATGTAAAATCTGCGGATTTTTAAAATCCAGCAAGACATTCCTCACGGCTAGCCATGTATTTTACCGGAGGAAGTCCTTTACGTCCACGGACGATATTTATTTCATTATAGATTAGACCCAATCTATACTTACAAAATTTAGTGATTGCTGTAGCGTCAGACCTTACACTATGATCATAGTGTCTAGGATAGGTATCGTCTCCGAAGTCAAAATAACCTAATTCACACTTATAACGGAACACAGATGCACACAATTCAACTACATATCTTTTCGGTGTATACCCCATACGACGCATATTAGTCCTCCTTTTTAATAAAATGAATAACAACGTTTGAATTAGGAACATCGATCTCAATACCATTGTTGCTAGCATTAAAGCTATCCGCAAGATAGTTCATATCTTCATAATCCATTTCAAGACGAATGTGTTGTTTCATAGTAAATAGTCCTCTCCTAAATAATAACGTAACCAAGTCAAAGTGTCCCAGTTATTCGTTTCTACACGATTATAGATTGTATCTATAACATCTAAAAAATATCTGATGTGTTCTTTATCAACTGCATACTCTTTTGGATGAGCAAATGGTTCGAACCATAAGTTCTCTCCCATTATACTCTCCATCTCATCGTAGTAAAATCCTTCAGCTAATGAAGCGATTAACTCGTCTACCATAGTTCGAGATATATTCCAAATACACAATTGACTATCTAACTTTTCGGTATTATCCGACACCATTAACAAACCAAATATATATCTCCGATAGTCCTCTTCGAATTTCAGTTTAGTCCAATTCCGAATAAGTCTATCAATATACCAATCGTCTATGAAAAATAATTCTTTTAACGGTAGATTAAGTATGTTTTGTGTTACCGTATCGTAAAATTCTTCCTTAGACAACACTAGGGTATATTCTTTGGTAGAATTCATCTGTTCAGCCCTCACCCTCAGTATTTTCTTCCAGAACTTTTTCGTAATAT